GATGGTGCTATAGTTGATGAACTTAACTTGCTTGGACACTCTGAACAATACGCAGAGGATACAGCAGAGGATTGGGTAATGGGAGTAAGACGATGACACAACATGAATGTTTGAACTGCAACCATGTAGAAGTACATGACACAGTACAGGAGCAATGCCCTAACTGTAACTTCTTGTGCTACTACACCAAGTCTGTCATAGATGAACTGGATGAGGAAAAATAATATGGATAGAGAAGCTTTTTTTGAGTGGCTTAGTACCTGCCCTTCTGGCGCATGGCTACTAATAGGTGATGATGTAGACGCTATTAAAATCAAGTTTTTTGTGGATGAAGATGAGGAGATTGACACATGAACTGTTGGCACTGTAAAGATACCGAATTAATCTGGAACGTAGACTATGACATCAACCCTGATGAGCATCGTGGTGATGAGTTTAGTATGGTTACGATACTGACTTGTCCTAAATGTGACAGCATGGTAGAAGTATTCTACCCTGTGGAATGGTAATGGAGATTGACAATGGAAGAACTACCACTTGACCATGAGCCTTGCCTTGAACATTGGGCTAAGTGTTTAGCTGACGATGACATAGCGACAGGCTATCATACTAATTGGGATTATGCCTATGAACAGGCATGGCATCAGCTTGATGTTGAGTATAATTACAACTACGAATATCAATGGTCGTAAAGGAGATTGACAATGTGTGATGTAGTCACTATACAAGATTTCAAATTAATGGTTAAGTATGATATGAACATCATACATGATGAAGCCGACAGGCTAACATTCCTTGCTTCAATGTATCGCAGGGCAGGGGTATTGAAAAGTAATTATCCAGAAGACTTGTTCGATGAGGGGAACGACAATGAATAGATTTCTGATTGACCATCACCCTGATGCCATAGCCAAGCAGCTATGTGACCAGCACATTGTCAAGATGCCGTTGGAAGAAGCACAGATGCTTTGCACTACCCTCTGGCATCATGCCCCTGACTACGCAGAAAAGTATGATCTGTACAAACCAGTACACCAGAAGCATCCTTGCACATTGTGGGCTATGGACAACCAAGCTAACTACTCATTTGCCTACACATTGTATGACGCAATGCTGCGTGAGTACACACACCGCTACGGCAAGGATCATGGTGCAGGTAAGCATAAAGCTGCGTTGTATCACGGCATCAAGCACATACCAAACACAACAGGTGAAGGTGCTGTTGGCCTTACCCCGCACCCACAATGCTTCAGCGGTCATGATGACCTGAAGACAGATGAGCGTTGGCCTATCATGGCTTACCGTGCCTTCTACAAGGTTGACAAATCAAAGTTCGCACGTTATAACAAAGGCCGTGAAATGCCACAATGGATGAAAGATAGATAGCAATGGAGTACGTAATTGGCTGGATAGCTATTGAATTAGTTGCTTACATTTTAGCTGCAATATTAAACTAAAAGGAGAATAGATATGACTAAGAAACTAGAAAACATGACTATGGACGAACGCTATGCTTACTTTGAAAAGGAACGTGAGAAAGAGAAAGCGGATAGGCAAAAGATTATAAACAACTTGCCTATTGAAATGGTCAACTCAGTCATTGATTTGATCAATGCAGCAGAGCCTGTTGTTGAAACAGCTTTACACGAAGGCGGTGTAAGATACCTTAGTATTTACGATATGCAGAAGCTACAGGATGAACTGTACATGGCTCGTAAACAATTCAACATAGAACGGTAATTAGATTTGCTGATATAAAAGAATATCAATTGACGATACGAAAGGAGAAATATTATGCCACTAGATTTTACCCCAGAAACACTGTTACCAGATCACATTAACTTCCCTGTGGTCTTTGAACCAACTAAGTTTGACAAATCAAAGTATGTCATCAATGGCAACACAGGTGATTACATTGGTATTGTAGGCAATGGCTTTAACTGTGCCTCACATGGCGACTTCTTCACCCAAGCACACAACGCTGTGTCTGAACATCTTGGTGCAGAGTTCTGTGACAACATGAACATCAACTACAAAACTGCGCGTAACAATGCGTGGGTTATGATGGACATGACAATGCCTAACGTACTGCGTAAGATCACTACAGATAAGCATAGCACAACCATTGCACCTCGTCTGATTGCCTTACATGGCATTGATGGTTCATGCAGCAACATGGTCTTCTTCGGTGCTATCGACTTCTTCTGTACAAATGGAATGGTTACTGGTGACTATGATAAGATCAAGCGTAAGAACACCAGCAACTTCAGCTTGGACAAGTTCATTCAAGAGTTGCAGTCGTCTGTCACAGACTTCTATGAAACTGCTGACAAGTTCCAGCGTTGGGCTAACACAAGTCTTATGACTGTTGATGTGAAGGCTTTGCTTGAAAATGTAGTCAAGTCAGAACGTAAGTCAGAGAAGATGTTTACTCTTTATAATCAAGAGGTTAGCACACGTGGACGTAATGTATGGGCATTGTATTCTGCCTTTACTAACTACGCCAGCTATGCCGATGAGCGTAATGGGTTCAACCTTCGTAACACTGGCAATGACACTGAAGCGCAGTCCATGTGGGCAAGAGAACAGGAAGTTGCCAAGTGGATTGATTCACCTCAGTTTCAGCAGGTTGCAGCGTAATGGCGATCTTAGATGAAACTGGTGACATACAAGAATACACTTGGAAAGATGTATTCATTAATCCTGAAACAAATAAATGGGAGCCGCCAACACGGTGGCTTCCTATAGCCTACGAGTTAATACAGACTGGTGAATTAGAAGATAGATGCCCCTTATGGCTGAGTAGCTTGGTTCAACGTATGGAAGAGTACAGACGCTGGTTAAAAACACCAAGAGGTGTTACATCAACTGGATACACATATAAACCTAAGTACATAATCAAGTACTGGTATGACGTAGAGGACGCAACCCGCATAGATGATTTCTACTCTGAAGAAGGCTATGATGAATATGAAACAGAAGAGGCTGCTCTTGCTTATCTAAAAAAGAACATTCGTTGTGAGGGGGGCTTTAAGCCAAAGCTAGATACAATAGAAGAGTATTGTCAGCAGTTTGGTTTTGAGTTCTATGAAAGGAGATACTAATGAGAACATACAAAATAAAATTTTCTCCCAAAAAATTTCAGGGTGAATTAACTTGGGTAGGTACGGCAGCACACAAAGAAGCGGCGGTATCAAACCTAATCAAAGCGTGGTTTCATAGCTGCCACCACAGAGGACTGAATATAAAAAATGCTGAAATAGAAGAAATTCACGAGGAGTACGTATCATGGCAACCAAGTATGATTTACAAAGACTAGTTGAAGATTACTATTCTTCTTATGATTACAGGAACTTACGTGATGAAACTAAAGCACATTATAAGTATCTGTTAAACGTAATGCTAAACACTGAGGTAGAGGGCAAACCCCTCTGCCAATACAAATATGCAGACTTGCCAACTCGTGTTGCTAAGATTGCATACAATGACTGGTGTGAACGTGGCATCTCAATAGCCAATCACCTGCTGTCTGTCACTCGCATTGTCTTTAATCATGGCTTGCGTATGGAGATGTGTATACTCAATCCTTTCGCTAACGTGCGTAAACGCGCCGCTGACAGGCGTAAGGTTGTTTGGGGTAGGGAGGATGTACAGAAGTTCCTAAACGCCGCCTACGGCGATTTTAGCAGCCGTAACATCGGTTTGATTGCTCACATGGCCTATGAATGGTGTCAAAGACTAGGTGATATGCGTCTGCTTACATGGGATGCCATCGACTTTGATGCACAGACTGTGTACATTGAGCAATCTAAGCGTAAGGCAGAGGTACATTTGCCTATTGAAGATGATTTGTTTGAGATGTTGAAGCAGCAAGAGCAGGACTTTGGCTTTCAGCAGTATGTTGCACCTAGACCCAAGCCTATTAATGGTAAGTTTATACCTTACAGCTTGTATAAACTGCCGTTGCATAGCCGTAAGATTATGGATGCAGCAGGATTGTCAAATGATTTAAGGCTATCTGACTTACGAAGGACTGGTACAACTGAAATGGTAGAGGCAGGTGTCGGTATGGCACAAATTATGTCGGTTACAGGACATGCTAATCCATCTTCAGTAAAACCTTACTTAAAAAATACACTACAAAGTGCAGATAGTGCATTGACAGCTAGAAAAACACATGGTATAAGCATAGCAAGTGCCGCAAAGGAAAGTGATATTACATGAATAATATATATAACATTGTAAGTGATATGGATATTACAAATGGAACTACAAAGAGAATAGATTGTCCTAACTGTGGTGGCTATCGTACATTCACAGTGACCAACAATATGGGTTCTCTTATATGGAACTGCTATAAAGCATCTTGTAATATCAAGGGTGGCACGAGAGTGCATCTATCTATGGATGACATACGTGCTGGGTTTAGTGGTGCAAAGGAGTTTGCGATGCAGACATTTGATTTGCCTAGTTACATTGTACCTCACAGAAACAAACGCAGTGTAATCAAGTTCTGTTACCAGTATGACCTTGAGCCTGATGACATTGGAGTTATGTATGATGTAAAGGAAGACAGAGTTGTTTTCCCTGTTGTACATGATGGGAAGATTGTAGATGCTACTGGTCGTGCGATTGGTAAACGTCTACCTAAATGGAAAAGATATGGAAATAGTGGCTTGCCATACACACATGGTTGTGGTAATGTCGCCGTAGTTGTTGAGGACTGTGTAAGTGCAGCCGTTGTTGGTTACGGTTCCTTTGTCGGGGTTGCGCTTCTTGGAACATCTCTTCAAGAGTCGCATAAAGGGTATCTTGCGCAGTTCTCAACAGCCATCATAGCGTTAGACCCCGATGCGCTACCTAAGACGTTACAGATGGCAAAGGAACTAAGAGGACACGTGAACGATGTTCGTGTGCTTAGACTAAAAGATGACTTGAAATATCGTAACCCGACAGATATGGAGAATTTATATGGAATTATCACTGATTAGAAGTTTAATGGATAGGTCATTCTATGATGACCATCGTGGCGCACGTTGCCCTGACAGGTTGTTCAGCAAGGATGTGCGTAAAATCAAACAGGCTATTGATGCAGCTATGGATCGTTATGAGCGTACTGTAACACCTGATGAGATAGAGGCTCTGTTTATTTCAAACAACCCAACAATGACTACAGCACAGAAGCAGGCTTATACTTCTTTGTTTCATAAGATCAAGAATGAGAAACCTATGGGCAGTGATGTGGCACAAGAAGTGTTATCTAAACTATTCCAGCAGGTTGTTGGCGAAGACATTGCCAATCTAGGTTTTGACTATGTTAATGGTGACAAGTCTAGCCTTGAGCCATTGCGTATGTTGCTAGAGCAGTATGGTGATGACTTTACCCCCAACTTAAATGTAGAGTGGGATGACATTGACATTGAAACATTGCTATCACGCAATGACCTAGAGGCACGTTGGACATTCAACATTCCTAGCCTTACACGTAAGGTAGAAGGCGTTAATGCTGGACACTTGATTGAGGTAGGTGCCAGACCCAACACAGGTAAGACATCCTTCCACGCCAGCTTAATTGCTGCACCGGGTGGG